ACCAAGTTGTGACGCCGCTGACCATGTTAGCGCTCTCCGGCTTGTTGAATTTGCATTGTTGCTGTGCCGCCACTTGCGGAAACATTGAGCCGAACCCCACGGCATGGGATTGTCAATGACGCAGCCTTTTTGGTGGTTGCAGAGCCGAATGTTGCATCCGTGAACCAAGTTCCAGACGACGCCACATAGCCCTCGGCAGTGATGTCATCAAACGTAAATTCAACGGTATATGAAGCCGTAACCGAAAAAGAAACGCCAACGCCGATGTTGAACGGAACTTGATAATAATCAGCAGCATAAATCGGGCTAGTTCCCGTTCCAGTTAAAGTGTAACTGATGTTGCTCGTTGCCATAATTAACAGCCCCATTTCCTGAGAGATTTATTGATCCGACTATCAGGATCAGCGGCAGTGGCAGCACCTGTCATTTTACGTTTCATGCCAGTCATGCGCTCACAAAATGATTTATGGCGCGGATTGTCCGCATCTTTGGTCGGAGCTTTCAGGTTGTGACCTTCGGCGCGAGCTGCTGCTCTGCCGCGCTCATTCAAACCACCTTCAGGATTTTGATACTTTTTGAGCGTCATGCGAAACCCCAAGGTTGAAGGAGAAGGGGGAGCCGAAGCTCCCCCGACTTTTTAGTTCATTTGCATGCCAGAGCGGCCCTTTGGAGCCGTGCCGGAATGCGCAGACGAGAGCGGGTTCATGTTCGAACCTGTGCGTCCACCAGCCTTGCGAGGCTTGCGGTCAGCGCGGTGCATCGCCTTCATGCCTTCCGCCTTGCCGCCATGCTTCTTGGCCTTGGCTTCCTTCACAACGTTCGAAGAACCACCTTCATAAACGTCTGATGGAGCCTTGTCCATCGCGACAACCCCTCTCTTAGGGGAGTCCATATTACCCTTACGACCCTTCATGGTGTCGATCCTTATGCTTGCGTTGCGCCGAACAGGCCAGTGATTGACCCGACATTTTCAAGACCTGGGAACTGACGGAATACAAAACGGTTGGCAACAGCCGCCGTCGAGGTGTAAGTACCGCGAACGTCACCAGTTGCCGTTGTTGCGTAGGTCCCTACCGCTGCAACATAGTTTGTATTTGCCGTGATCAAAGCAGGATTGAGACTTGCCGAATAGTTGACGAGAACATCGCCAAACGTATCCGTGCGAAGAGCAAAACCAAACTTTGTGCCAGTTCCGACAGCATGCGTTCCAGTGGACGTCGCGCTCGGAGTGACCGAGGTGATGTACTTGAACGCCTTGTTGCCAGCGACAGCCGTCGAGTCAGCTGCAGTTGCGATGACTTCGGACATTGGATATCCGTAAACATCGTAGCCACTAACTGTCCAGTTGATTGCCGCGCTTGCAGACGATGGAGTGATAACCACGTTGCGAGCACTGAGAGCTTGCGGGTTCCACAACTGAATGGTGTCCGACTGGCCGAAGCCAAAGCGGGAATTTGCAACACCATCATTTGTCGAATTGCTAACCGTTGCAGTGATCGTAACAGGGGAACCACTCGTTCCTGCTGCCTGATTTGCTCCACTGACGTAGTATGTGCCAGTGAGCCCAGAACCTTGAGCACCGTTTGTCACGTTCAATGTTGGGCCTGGACCCAAAATTTGCGTGCCTGTGGTGATCCCTGTGCCGGAGATAATCATGCCAGTCGCGAGGATCGCTGACGAGGCAGTGGAAACAACCAAAATGTTACCAGCTGTTCCGCTAGTGCCATTCGAGATGTAACCGCTAACCTGTGTGCAAGCATCGAGAGCCAGAAGTCCAGTAACCGCCACGCCAGTGTCCGAGCGAGTGATCGCCTGAGCAACTGCCACGCCTGTTGTCGCCGAATTTGCCGAAACAAGAGTCGCTGGTGTATTGATTGTTGCGGCAGCAGCTGCGGAGATTGCCGCAGTCGCCGCTACAGTTGGGTTGTAATCATACGTGATGATTCCCGCTGTCCCCAAGAAACCGCAAGCTGCCGTTCCAGAGCCAGAGCCTGGAACGTAGCTGAAGTTTGGACGGGGATCCATGATGCCTGTCCCACCCCAAAAGAGGGATGGGCCAAGATCAGGATTGTAATCCGTCGTGTTGCCAATGGTGTTCTGACCAAAGGAAATTACGGGACCAGAGAATGCTGATAATGCCATGTTGCAGTCTCCTGTGGATTACGAGGTTGGGAATGAGCCGAAGATCGAACGCCAGTTGTAGTAACCGAAGGAATAACGCTCGTAGCCCTTGACCAACAGGTTGTCAGTAACGAAGTCAACCTGCATATCGGTTTCGAACTTGATACGTTCCATGTACGACAGACCGTCAATGTTGGTCAGCAAGAACCAAGCATAAGCGGAGGTGAGGAAGTCGTTAACCATGTAGCCTTCGCTGAGACCACCAGCCGTTGTCATGATCGCGTTCACATCGTTGTCCGCAGTACCTGGACGCAGTTCGGTCTTCGTCAAACGAATTGCGACTGGCTCAAGCTGAGGAGGAACGATGAGCTTGCGACCACGTGCAAATACCTTCAAGCCAGCCTGATCTTTGAAGTTCGTCCGGATCGAGATCATCGCGTTCAGGAGCGTGGCTTCGTTGAGATCAACCTGAGTGGTTGGGGTGTTTGCGACTGTGCCGCCGTCAATCGGATGAGACGTGGAGCAAAGTGCCACACCGTCACCGCCAATTGCAGCGTTGTAGGTCGTTGCTGTGTTCAAGAGGTTCGCGCCATAGATTTCCTTGGTCTGATGGAAAGATTGCGTCAGACCGAGGTTGGATGGCTGGAACTGTGTCTTGTAGAGGTTGTCGTCGATCGCCTTGCGGGTGATCGCATAGCCAAGAGCGATTTCAGTGTGCTCTTGGTTGTAGATAAACCGTTCACCAGCACCATTATCGAATGCAGTCTGACCACCTTCGGTCTTCAGCTGCGCAAGGCCGAGGTAACGCATTTCAGCGGTACGCTCGAGAGCCATTTTCGAATCGTGCTTTGTGAAGATCTTGTCGTACTGGGACGGGATCATCTCGTACTTGCCTTCGACACCGCGAAGGCCAGGAAGGAGGAGATCCTTGATCTGTGAGAGATTAACAGCCATGATTGCTCACTCCTTAAGCGTTGATGCTAGCAGGGCCAGCACCGTTTGAGCGCCAGACTTCGTTATTGAAGCCAACGACAACGTTGCAGTACTGCGTTGTTGGATCGCCACCGTTACCGAAGCTGATTGCGTAATCAACGATGATGAAAGGTGAGGTGATTGTCGTGCTGACGCCATCAACATATGCGCCGGACTGTCCGGTTGCTGTGCTGCCAGTGCCACGAGCGAACGTAGCATACTGACCAATGATGCCAGAAGTCATCGTGGTCGCTGTGCCAGTCATTGGTGCACCTGCGAAGCTTGTTTGAACGACGAAGCGTGCGGCAGGATCAGCAATAACATATGCTTCAACGTCGCCAGTTGCGCCAGATCCAGGCCAGTATGGTGACCATACGGTACGACCGAGTGAGGTGTTGAGGTATTTGCAACCGACAAAGATGCCTGCGATTGGCTGTGTGCCGTTTGCCGCAGATACAACATAGCCCGTTGCTGCGCCCGTACCCGCGACTGGGGTGATTGGGTCGCCAGTGTAGATGGCCGTTGAGGCCGTGGAAGCAACACGACGAGTCGACACGGAAAATGTCGGTGCGCCGCCTGAACTCCCAAAGTATTCCTTAAAACCGTTATAGGCTGCAGTATTTGCCATGACGGGTTCTCCTCTCAGAGAGTTTCCATCATCGCACACCGAGGCGACTGTGAAACGGGACAAAATTGAATCTTCCACACCGAGGGAAGACTATTGGGTATTATGCCTGAAAAATTGCAAATGAAAAGGGGCAGATGTTTTTATTTTCTGCCCCTTCAATTATCAATCGTTCGGGATCGGCATTGGCTCGTAGCTCTTCTTGAGCTTCGGAGCCAATTTCGAGTCTTCGCGGCCCAGCAATCCATCCGAGGATGTAAGCTGGCCTTCTTTAATTTTCACCTGACGGCGAGCCATGAGCAAATCTTTCGCCCGAGCATCGAGCGTGATTTCTTCAGGCCGCTCCATCAAAAGCATACCTTTTCTTTCAATGGAACCTTCCGCTCCAACATGCATCATGTCCGGATGCCGTTCAACCGGAACAGGCGTCCAGCCCATCCGCCGAACATGGTTCATATGCGAAAGGTCTTCCATATTCATCGAAGATTTGCGTTTCCATTCATAAGACCAGCCGTCCGGAGCGGGTGGCGTCGCGAATTCATCCACCCCATCATCGAACGGGGACGAATTGCCACGGATTTCCGCCGCACGCTGCGCAGCCAAAGTTCTCGAATCATCTTCACGCAGCGATGGGCGAACTTCACGGCGATTTGCAGTTTCAACATTCTTCATTTCGGTCTCTCCAATCAATTCAATTTGCCTTCTTTGATCAAGGCAGCTTTGTTTCGGGCATATTCCTGATCTGTCATACCCATCATGCTTGCCATCTCACGTTCCTGAGAGTTTAGACGCACAACATTCGGCTTTGTGCCGGAATTGGTCGTCGGAGAACGCGAAACGGGAGCTGCTGGGGGTGCAGAGCGGCGAGCTGTTGGGGCGGAAGCACTTGACAAGGCAGAATCCTCTTGTTGAACGAAACGACGCGACTGAATTTTCAACGTATCTTCAATCGTATTGAAGTAATCGTCCGAATCAGCCTCGATCCCGTCCGCAACCGCGAGGTTGTGGGCCGCAATCATCTTCTGATAGAGGCGAGGGTTTGTTGCATACTCCGGATGAGACCTGACCCAGTCCGCAGAACGTCCCGAAAGCTGAGAAGCAAGGGCTTCGACGGGGTCGGAGGGAGCTTGAGGCTGGTTTTTCAGCTCCTTTACTCTGTTTTCGTAAGCAGTGCGGCCTTGTTCAAGCTGCATTTTCTGTGCAGAGGTCTCCGACATCTGCATTTGGATGTCAGCAGCCGCTTCATGGTCGCCGGATGAGAGCGCATCTGCGTAAGAACGCTTCAACACGAGCTGATTTGACTTCACCGTGTCAATTGCGTTGTCAATCAGTCGGAGATTTGTGTCATCGACCTCGCTTTTGGCAGCAGTTGCCTGTTCCGAGGCCTGTTTCATCCGCCTTTCAGCGTCCAAACGAGCCTGACGCTCTTCCTCGAGCTTGAATTTCAGCTCTCGAATGCCGTCCTCAGCCGAAATTTCCTCTCTTACAGGCTCTTCATCTTTTTCCACCTGAATTTCTTCAGCTGGGACTTCATTCTCGAGCGGTTCAAGCACCAACTCAATATCATTTTTATCGTTTTCTGACATTTTGGCTCCTTACCAAACTTGATCGACATCTAAAATGCGACCTTTGACATTGACATCATTCAAAATTTTGCAAGGAACGCTATTTATCGTGATTGTCCAGCCGTCCGATGCTCGAGAAACGAGCCAATCGCCTTCATTAATGGTTACTTCTTTGAACCATTGACCTTCTTCGTCTTGGAAAGCGGTCGGGCCTTTTTTAAGCACGAGGCCAACCTTGCTTTGATAAATATCTTCGTCGACCGTTTGATCAGTCAAAATAATTCCGCTTTTTGTTATCTTTGGTCGGAGATAAAGCGCAACAAGAACTTGGTTGTTGAACAATTCAAAATCAGAAATGTCTCCAACCTGCTCAACGAGCAGCTCTCGAGGATCTGTTTCGTGGTACATTTTCATTGCAGGCATGTCAGTTTTCCCCTCTGACTGTTTCGCCATCGGCAATTGCCTTGGCTTCGTTCACAAATTCAAGTGCAAGCGAAAGCCCTTGAACTTTTCCGACTTGACGCTGGTATTCATCGAATGAAGATGCCGAACCAGCGGCAAGATTGTCTCGGATGCGTTCGTATTCCGCTCCGATCATCTTTTTCAACTCATAACTGAGCTGATGCGTCGTAGTCAATATCATTTCAGACCCCTCTGATTTTCCCCTCTGTTAATTATTGGGCCGGACACCACAGAGGGGTGAAAGCGTCCGGCCCTTTTCACGGAATTGCTTCCGAGAACTTATTTTGGTCCAGTCAGACCGTAAGCCTTGATCTTTTCCAACCGACCCAAACCTCCGCCAGCTGCGTGATCAATGACGTGGGTCGCACGACCACCGTATCTCCGTGGCATCATTCCTGGAGGTGGCATCATTCCTGGAGGAGGACCGCCAGCTCCTGGAGGCATCATTCCTGGAGGTGGCATTGGAGGACCACCTTGAGGCATTGGAGGTGTTCTCGGGGACATTGGAGCAGGAACTGGTGCGTTCGGCATCATGCCGCCGCCAGCAGGGCTCCCGTGCGCACCAATGATGATATTGATGTGCGTCTTGCCCTTGCCCTTGCCAACTTTGCCGCCCTTTGCGTGAGCTTTGCGACCGCCAACAACTCCAGGAACCTTGGTTGTTGAGTTGCCAGAGAACACGCCGCCGCCGCTGTATTTCATTGTGCGACCGCCGCACTGTTTGCATGAGCAATCGGCAGCATGTTCCGCTTTGCCGCCCTTCTTCAAGCCCTTCATGGACTCCTGC